GCAATTGGCCTGTTTTCACCCGGCTGGAAGGCATCCCGCCTACGTTCACGCGTGGCGATAAACGCCTACGAGGCGGCATTACCGACGCGCACGCACCGGGCGAAGCGCGAAAACCGCAATGCCAACCAGCTTACCCAGTTCGCCGGACGTTCGATCCGCGAGCAGGCGCGCTGGCTGGACAATAATCACGACCTGGTGATCGGCCTGTTGGACAAACTGGAAGAGCGCATCGTCGGCGCGCGGGGCATCGTTGTTGATCCCCAGCCTATCCTGAAAACGGGGCTGGTGGCCGATGACCTGTCCAAACAAATACGTGCTGCGTGGGCGGAGTGGTCTATTTCTCCCGACGTTACCGGGCAGTTTACCCGCCCGGTCCTTGAGCGTCTGATGGCGCGAACCTGGCTGCGCGACGGCGAGGTTTTCGGGCAAATGGTTCGGGGTGCCGCACCCGGACTGACGCCGACGGCCAACATCCCCTTCTGGGTCGAGGCGCTGGAGCCGGATTACATCCCGCTTGAGATGAGCGATACCGGCAGGGGAATTTGCCAGGGCATTTATCTCAACAGCTGGGGATGCCCGACAAAGTACGTCGTGTATAAGAATCTGGTGACCTCCGGCGTGGCGCTGGGTAACACCAAAGAAATCGCTGCAGACGGCATGATGCACCTGAAATTCATGCGCCGTCTTCATCAGGTCCGCGGCAACAGCCTGCTCTCCGGCATCCTTATCCGCCTGAGTGCGCTGAAAGAGTACGAGGATTCAGAACTGACCGCCGCCCGCATTGCCGCCGCGCTGGGCATGTACGTGAAAAAAGGCGACGGCCAGACATACGGCGACGACGGTAATGACAAAGGTCCCCGTGAGCTCAACATCGAACCCGGCATGCTTTTCGATGAGCTGGCGCCGGGTGAAGAGATTGGGATGATTAAATCAGACCGGCCCAACCCTAACCTCGAGACGTTCCGCAACGGTCAGCTCAGGGCGGTGGCCGCCGGCAGCCGCAGCAGCTTTTCCAGCATCTCCCGCAACTATAACGGTACCTACAGCTCCCAGCGTCAGGAGCTGGTCGAGTCCTTTGAAGGGTACGGCATTCTTCAGGATGCGTTTATCGCCGCCGTGACCCGTCCGATGTACCGCAGCTGGTTGCAGATGGCCATCACCGCGGGCGTGATCAACGTGCCCCCCGACGTGGACACGGCGACGCTGTTTAACGCCGTGTACAGCGGACCGGTCATGCCGTGGATTGATCCAATGAAAGAGGCTAATTCGTGGCGCGTGCTTCTGCGCGGCGGGGCGGCAACGGAAGGTGACTGGATCCGGGCGCGCGGCGCTAATCCGGGCGATGTAAAACGCCGCCGCAAGGCGGAAGTCGACGAAAATAAAGCGTTAGATCTGGTCTTCGACACGGATCCGGCAAATGATAAAGGGGAAGCCAGTGCGCAAGAATCCAAGAAATAAACTGAGTGTGTCACCCAAAGCCTCGGCGGGCGATAAAAGCTGGTTCCGCATGAAGGCCAGCGGTGACAAGACCCCCGATATTTATATTTACGACGAGATTGGTTACTGGGGCGTGACGGCCCGCCAGTTTGCCAGCAGCATGAAAGCGCTGGGCGACCTCGACCATATCAACCTGCACATCCATTCACCGGGCGGCGACGTCTTTGACGGCATTGCCATTTACAACCTGCTGAACAGCCATACGGCCAGCAAAACCGTGTATATCGACGGCCTTGCCGCCTCGATGGCGTCGGTGATTGCGATGGTGGGCAACCCCATCATCATGCCTGAAAACGCCATGATGATGATTCATAAACCCTGGGGGATCACCGGCGGCGACGCCAACGACATGCGCGACTACGCCGACCTGCTGGATAAGGTCGAGGCCGTGCTGATCCCGTCCTATGCCAAAAAAACCGGTAAAACCTCCGACGAACTTTCCCTGATGCTGGGTGAGGAAACGTGGATGACCGCTCAGGAATGCCTTGAGCACGGGTTTGCCGACCAAATCTCTACCGCGGTGCAGGCAATGGCCCGCATTAATTCAAAACGTATCGAGGAATTCGACGCTATGCCAAACGCACTGAAAAACATGATCACTAAGCCGAAAGCGACTACCCAGAACCCGCCGGCGCCGCAGAATCCGCCCGCTGCACCGGTTGTTCCTGCCCCCGCCGCGCTTGATGAAAATACCATTCGTAATCAGGTGATTGCGGCGCAGAAACAGCGCGTCACGGGGATCAAAGACCTGTTCGCGATGTTCGGCGGCCGCCATCAGGAATTGCAGGCGACGTGCATCGAAGACATCGACTGCACGGTCGAGCAGGCCAAGGACAAGCTGCTGGTCATGCTGGGCAAAGACGCCAGTCCGTCGAATAAAAACGGCGGCAATGCGCACATCTACGCAGGGAACGGTAACTTTACCGGCGACGGCATTCGTCAGGCGCTGATGGCGCGCGCGGGCTATGAAGAACGCCAAAACGACAACGTCTACAACGGCATGACGCTGCGCGAATATGCGCGCATGTCGCTGACCGAACGCGGCGTCAGCGTGGGGGCGTTCAACCCGATGCAGATGGTCGGCCTTTCCCTGACCCACAGCACCTCTGATTTCGGCAATATCCTGCTGGACGAGGCGAATAAGTCCCTGCTGCAGGGCTGGGAAGAGTCGGAAGAGACCTTCGAAGCCTGGACGAAGAAAGGGCAGCTCTCCGACTTTAAAACGGCGCACCGCGTCGGCATGGGCGGCTTCCCGTCGTTGCGTAAGGTGCGCGAAGGGGCGGAGTACAAATACGTGACCACCGCAGATAATAGCGAAACCATTGCGCTGGCCACCTACGGTGAAATCTTCTCCATTACCCGTCAGGCCATCATCAATGACGATCTGAACCAGCTGACCGACGTGCCGATGAAAATGGGGCGCGCGGCGAAGGCCACCATCGGCGATCTGGTGTATGCGGTGCTCACCGGCAACCCTAAATTGTCTGACGGTAAGACGTTGTTCAGCAGCGATCACAAAAACCTGGCAACCGGCACCATTGACGTCACAACTCTGGATGCGGCTCGCCAGCTGATGCGCGTGCAGAAAGAGCCGACCACCGGGCGCACCCTGAACATTCGCCCGGCCTTCCTGCTGGTGCCGACCGCGCTTGAGACGGTCGCCAACCAGACGATCAAATCAGCCAGCGTGAAAGGGGCTGACGCGAACGCCGGCATCATCAACCCGATCCAGAACTTTGCGACGGTTATCGGTGAGCCACGCCTCGATGATAACAGCGCGAAAGCCTGGTATCTGGCGGCGGCGCAGGGCATGGACACCATCGAGGTGGCTTACCTGAACGGGGTCGAGTTGCCGTACATCGACCAGCAGGAAGGCTTCAATACCGACGGCATCGCGACGAAAGTGCGCATCGACGCCGGCGTGGCGCCGCTGGATTACCGCGGCCTGGTCAAGTCCAGCGGCCAGTAACATTTCCCCGCGTTACCTTCACGCCCGTCAGGGCTTTTTTTATACCTAAAATTCGCCCCTTCGCGGGGCGTATGGAGCTTTGTTATGGCTAAGAATTTTGTGCAGGAAGGGCAGACCATTTCCATTACCAATACCGGTCAGGCGGTGATTGAGAGCGGCGCCCCCGTGGTGCTGGGTTCCCTGCTCGTTGTCTCACTGGTGGATATTGCCCCGAATGAAACCGGTACGGGCATGGCGGAAGGGGTATTCCTGCTGCCGAAAGTCTCCGCCGACACCATTCCGGCGGGGACAAAAGTGTATATCGCGGACGGGGAAATCCAGCTGGCGGCGGCGGATGCCGTGGCGGCGGGGATCGCGTGGGAACAGGCCGGTGCAGGTTCGACCGTCGTTGAAGTCAAAATCAATGCCTAACCCGTTCGATGCGCTGGCGGCGCGGATGGATGCCACCACCGTCGCGCGCTTTGGGCGAGACGTGGTGATTAACGGCGCCGCGCTTACCGGCGTTGAAAGCCACTTTTTGCCCGAAATGGGGCCGGTCAGCGGTGACGGCCTGTCCGTGGTGATTTTTTCTGCCGCTTACCGGCCTCACCGTAACGATCAGGTGATGTATCAGGGCGAAAGTTACATCGTCACCCGCCATCAGGTGTTTAACGGAAAGCCGCAAATCTGGCTGGAATAAAGGGGAGCACATGACCATCAAAGGGCTTGAACAGGCGATCAGTAATCTGAACAACATCAGTAAGACCGCCGTTCCCCGCGCCTCGGCGCAGGCCGTGAACCGGGTGGCGGGGCGGGCCATCAGCCGGAGCAGTTCGTCGGTATCGAAGGAAACGAAGGTGCCGAGAAAGCTGGTCATGCAGCGCGCAAAGCTGAAAAAGGCCACGATGAACCGACCGGTCGCCACGTTAAAAATCAACCGGGGCAACTTGCCCGCCATCAAGCTCGGGGCCGCGCAAATGCGTATCTCCCGTCGTAAGGGCAACGTGCGCGGGCAGGGCAGCGTGCTGAAAATCGGGCGCTTCACGTTCCGCGACGCCTTTATTCAGCAGCTTGCCAACGGACGCTGGCACGTTCTCCAGCGCTCGGGGAAAAGCCGGTACCCGATTGACGTGGTGAAAATCCCCCTGACGACGCCGCTGACCAACGCCTATACGGTGGAAACAAACCGCCTGATGCAAAGCGATATGCCCAAAGAGATGGCGGCGGCCCTGAAAAATCAACTGAGGCTTATCGTTAAACGATGATAAAGCACCCGAAAATCCGCAACGCCGTGCTGGACGCGCTCAAGCTTTCGGTGACCGCCCCCTCCGTGACCTGGTATGACGGTCGCCCGAGCTTTTTGACCGCCGAAGACCTGCCCGCCGTCGCCGTCTATCTTTCGGGCGCTGAACCTACCGGGGAAACACTCGATGAAGACGAATGGCGGGCAACGCTTCACGTCGAGGTTTTTCTCAAGGCGGTGAGCCCCGACACCGAGCTCGACCGGTGGATGGAACAGCATATTTATCCGGTGGTAGGCGACATCCCGGCACTTTCAGACCTTATCGAAAACATCACGCCGGAGGGCTACGACTACCAGCGTGATGATGAAATGTCGACGTGGGGATCTGCTGACCTGCGTTACACCCTGACTTACTTAATGTGAGGAATCTATGACCACACAACTCGAACCGACCAAAGGCGCGGGCACCACGCTTTGGATTTACACCGGCATCGGCGATCCCTATGCCAATCCGTTATCGGATCAGGACTGGACGCGGCTGGCGAAAATCAAGGAGCTGACGCCGGGTGAAATGACGGCGGAATCCTACGATGACACCTATCTCGATGACGCCGACGCCGACTGGAACGGCACCGCGCAGGGGGCTAAATCGTCGGGTGACACCTCCTTTACGCTGGCCTGGAAGCCGGGCGAAAGCGGCCAGCAGGATCTGGTTAACTGGTTCTACGACGGCGCGGTGCGCGGGTACAAAATCCGTTACCCCAACACCGCCGTGGACGTTTTCCGGGGCTGGATCAGCAGCCTGGGCAAAGCGGTACCGGTAAAAGAGGTGATCACCCGCACGGTGAAAATCACCAACACCGGCAAGCCGGCGCTGGCGGAGAGCAATCAGGCCGCCGCGGTACCGGTCTCGGGCGTCACCGTCACCCCGTCCGCCGCGAGCGTCGTGGTCGGGCAGAACAGCGTCATCGGCGTCACGGTCTTGCCTGACGGCGCGACCAACGGTTCTTTCAGCGCGGCGTCATCTGACCCTTCCGTTGCCACCATCACCGTCTCCGGCAAAAACGTGACGGCCAAAGGCGTCAAAGCGGGCACGGCGCAAATCATCATCATGACCAATGAGGGTCAGAAAGTGGCCATCTGTAACCTGACCGTCACGGCGGCCTAACGGAGCGAGCATGTTTTTAAAGTCTGAACTGTTTGAGTTTAACGGGGCGAAAACCACGCTGTATGAGCTCTCGGCGCTGCAGCGCGTTGAGTTGCTGCACTATCTGGCGGCGCAGGAAAAGGCCCTGCCGAAAGATGAGCCTGATGATCAGACTCTGACGTCCGCGCTGGTCGAGCTCAATATCCGCGCCGGCGCGATGATCATTGCCATGTCGCTCTGGCACAGTGAGTCGCCAAAGCCGGATATTCACGATCTGCAGCAGCAGGTCATGAGCACCTGGCCGGTCGAGGCCATCGGCAAAGCGGATACGCAGGTCAAAATCCTTTCCGGCATGCTGAACCCGGAGCAGGGCGAGGTCACCACGGAAGTTGCGCCCTCAGAGTCCGTCGCTGAAGAGGAGACGGCGGAAAAGCGCTAACCCGTGAAAAGGGCTTTGTTATGCAGCTGGCGCGCGAGTTAAGACGACCCAATTGGCGCACCATGCTTTCAAACATGTCCTC